TGCTGAAACATTTGACGGAATAATCATTCCGGCTACAAGCAGCATTGCTAACATTAAACATAATTTCTTCTTCATAACTTTTCCTCCTACTTTACAACAATTACGCCTTTATACTTTTCGTTCGTACACCTTCGTGCGTTTTCTTTCTTAACAGTTACTACACTTTTCTTTCCGTCTGAGAAACGATAAATCTTACCCGATTTGCTATCTCTCAACAAGGCAACTGTGTGAATCGGGTTTCCTTCTTCAAACAGGACCATATAGCCTTTTTTCAGCTTCGCATTTAGCTGTTCGGTCGTTAAAGATTTGTGATAAGTTGCCGGCTTCCCTGGGCAGATCATATTGATTCCCCTCGCAATTTCTGTAAGAGGATACTTTGCGTCGCATTTCAATTTCTTTCTGGCATGCCGCAGAACCTGCTGCATATTTTTCTTAATGCCTTTGTATCGCAGCGCCATATAAAACGCTACGAGACTGCATCCGTGTGTGCGGATGAACGAAGATTTGAAATTATACTGTGATGGCACCGGAATCTGTCTTCCGTTATCTAGCACGATTCGCCATGGAAATTTCTTTTTTTTCCTGTTTTTTGTTGCTACTATTCTCATTTTTTCCCACCTCCTTGAGAATAAAAAAATACACAACAGTATTAAAAAATACCATTGTGTATTACACAAAATATGTTATTATAATGTTATTGACCTGTCTTTCAAGGTTAATTATTTTTTTCATATTTTTTAAAGCAGCTCTTTCGGGAGCTGTTTTCCTTTATACGATATATTTCTTATGATCATTTTTCGTGTTTTCTTCGGATACCTCCGCATATATCATCGTAGTTGTGATATTTACATGCCCTAATAACTTCTGCACCTCTTCCACCCGCATTCCTCTGAATAACCCGTCCGTAGCTGTTGTATGTCTAATTAGATGCGGATATACTCTCCTACCTATTCCAGACATTTCCCCCAGCTGGCGCACACGCTTTTCTATTGCAGCCTTTTTAATCCTGCCATGAGGTTTTCTTTCTGATACAAATAATGCTGGATCATCGTCTTCTCTGATTTCCAAATACTTTTTCAATGCCAATTCAGCTCTGGCATTAATATAAGAGATTCTGTGTTTATTGCCTTTTCCGAACAACAGCACTTCTTTCTTCTGAAAGTCTACATCTGTAATATTTACTCTCTCCATCTCTGTTACGCGGCATCCAGTACTGTACAGGAACTCTATGATTGCAGCATCTCTAATCGTCTTGCAAGTGTTTCTAATCATCTCTAGCTCTATCGCCGTCAGAGGATTTCGCTTCGGTCTTTCATATTTGATTGGCCGGATGCTCCGGCATGGATTACTTCCTATATATTGCTCATTTGCCGCCCACTCCAAGAATGAGTGGATAATCGTTCTTCGGCTATCTAAGGTGGCATTACTGAGCTGTCTTTCCTGCTGGACCTTATACAGATATACTCTGATATCGTTTGTTGTTATTTCTTCAATCTTTTTATTAAGGCAATAGAAGAAATGTTTTAGAACCATGTTATAAAGTTCCAAGGATTTCATACTCATTCCCTCAATTTTCCGGGTCACAAAAAATACCTCGTAGCACTCTGGCAAATAGCCTTCATAGATTGCTACCTCCGTACTCTTTTTGCGAATCTCATACTCAGAGACATGAATCATTAATTGCTTATACACGATGTTTAAATCGGCATCTGAAATCAAATTAGTTACTTTTGCCATGAACTCATTAACAAATTGCTCCTGCATAAAACTCCTCCTTTGCAACTACACAAAGGCAGAAGTATATGTTATACTATGTATGCCCTTGTGGTACTTGGAGCTGAACTGTTTTGATTGGTAGTCTTGGAGTTCAGCTCCGTTTTTTTGTTTACATGAGTATCATGACATATTTTATTTTTTCGAAATTTTTAGAAGAATTTTTTCGTTTTCTTTTTTAATGCGAAAAAACAAACGCATATATAAAAGAAGCAATAAATACCCTCTTATGTATACGCTAAAATATCTCAACTGTATCTGCGATTTCTCTGCAGCATTTATAACTGCTTTCTTTTGTTCTCACAATTCTAAGCAGTTCTTTTTAAGAATTTCTCCTTTCCAGAATCGAATTCTTTTCTTTTTATTTTTAAAATTCAGTTTCCGTATAACTTAGTACGGAATTTGATTTGCGTATAACTTATTACGCTTTCTAACTTTTCTTATCTTTCTTAGTTCCATTTAATAGCGGTTCTATGATAACAAATCTCACCATTAAAAGTAACACTATAATGCAAATTACAACAAATATATTAATTGTAATTATACCCTTAAATACATTAGCCATATTCTCCTCTGTTAACTTAAATGCAATATTTGCGTTAACTGTAATCAATGCGAATATTGCAACAAATATAGAGATAATAGAAATTATATTTGCATATATACCATTAACGTTTTTATTTATCTTTTCATATTTTTTCTCAAGTTCTTCATATGTATCTTTTACTTCTACTGTCTCTTTTGCTATCTCTTTATGCATATTGGATAAATCTTTATGTGTTGATTTTTTTTCTACATAATAATAAATATTTCCGCTATTTTTTGCTTCTAATTTTGATATTTGTCCTTCCTCTACCAAGCGATTTAAAGATATTCTAATACTATTTATTGCTATATCTAAATCTGATTCTTTACAGATGTTTACTAATGTTATTGGACCTTTTTCTCTTACTATTTCTTCAATTCTTTTATCAATATCACTCATATCCATTCTCCTTCCGCTGATTATTATACAGCATAATCACAGAATGCTACAAGCTTTACCTCAATCTTTGTTCTTGCAACATAACATTATTACTATTATAATCAAAAACATACGGAGGTAGTAATATGGCAAGACCAAGAAAAGACCCATCCGAAAAAGCTATCAAACAATCTATATCAATTAAACCAGATGTACTTCCTCATCTGCTACACTACTGCCAGACAGAAGAAAGAAGTATGTCCTGGGTAATTGATAAAGCGTTGCGAGAATGGCTTCGAAACAAGGGAGAGGAGATTTAATCCTCTCCTTTTTTTGTGTGTTTTAGTAGGTTCTAAACTGTTTCTAACGCAAAGTAGCTCTTGCATAATGTATCTGGCTTCTGATATCAACTCCGACAACCATTGTTGAATCTGTTACTTGCTCAATCTTTTCATTCTGTGTATAATTCATTTGGAACCTCCAGTGTTTGATTGTTTTGTTTACATCCGCCAAGATGCAACTCAATCATACCTTGAGGTTCTTTTTTTATTCAATTGGCGCTTTTAATGAATTACAGGAATGCTCCTTTCAAAAAAGAGAGCTTTTCAGCTCTCTAAGTCCTTTAATTTCATATATAAGGTTCCAATGTACATCTACATTCAATTGTACGAGATTTCATCATTGAAATATTGAAACACTGTACTGTGGATATTCCATACAAACTTGTCACTATAACTTTAAACGAAAGAATACGAAAAGACTCTCCATAATTTCTTAAATATAGTCTATAACCATTTGTAACCGGATTATAATTCATATCATCACAAATATTCTCATATTCAGATATAAATACCGAATACCCTTTTGAATTTATATTATAGTTCTTAAACTTGATTATTCTTTTATCGCATCCTTGAATTTCAATATTATTGATTGGAACATTCGTGATATTATTGAATTTTAATTCAACATATCTATATTTGTTCTCTTCATTAAAACCGATATTATTTTGCTCCAGATTTACGTATGCTTCTTTATTTTCTCTTTCTTGTAATTTCAACAATCTGTCATTAATTTCATTTGCTCTGTCTGACTGTCGTATTGTTACATACGCCAATAACGAAGTACCAATACAGTTCAAAGCAGTACCCCAATAACTTAACATATCTGATTCATTAATGTTAGGATTTAATTTTTCCACTCCACCTAAATTAAGAACCGGCAATAAAATCCAACCTCGTACTAAAAATGGCCCCAATATTAAAAGAAAACATATAACAATTAATATATAATGTTTTTTGTCTTTCTTCGGTTTATTACATTTCAAAATAGCACATCCTTTCATTTTGTATAAAATTATACATTGATATGTGAATTATTACAAATGTAAATTCTAACATTATCCGCGTTAATCAATTATCGGGTGAATATTTTTCAGACCACTAATCCATGCTCTCGCAAGTGCCTTTTTGCCATCTATTAAATATGGATGAATAGCATCTTGATCGTATTTCGCCCCAAGCGAAAAAGTTTGATACACCTATCACCTTGACTTTATCAGTATGTCTTGCTATCACTTACTACCATCTGCTATATTGATACCAGGAGGTGATATCATGGCACATCCAAAGAAAGCTGAGAAAGACAAGTATAAAAAGATGTCTATCAGTTTTGAACCAGAGCAACTGAATAAGCTCATCTCCTATTGCGAAAAGGAGGAACGAACCGCCTCTTGGGTGATTCGCAAAGCTCTGGCAGAGTGGTTTGAAAACCACAACATTTAATCTATGCTACCGTTACTACTAATACTTCTTAGTTAGTAACGGTAGCCCCATTTAGTTAAGTTCAAGTGCTTTGACTCTTTTTTCCAACTTACTTGATTTAAACTTTTCGTATATAGTATTCCAAGTAACAAACGTAAATCCCTTATCAATAGCATACTGGAAAATCTGTCTGAATGAATCAATAGTTGGAGTATTAGCATTATTAGTACCATGTGATGCTAAATTTAACCATCCTTTTCCTGATAATGCCATAGAGTCAATAATAGATTTTGTAGCATCAACGCCACCATCTATGAAAGTTCTGTTATTATAGAACTGTTCGATATATCTTAAATCTTGTCCAGAAACAAAATCATTTGCTGTTAAATCAGCATATTTATAATAGATTCTTGCAAGTTCAATGTCTTTTAAAAAGTTCTGTGTTTTAAAAGACTCTGGTGTTCCATCTGCTCCACCTCCAGCAGTTATTATTCCGTTAACTTCAAATCCGTTTTCCGTTAAAGTCTTTTTTGCTCCTGCATAAACATTGTAATAATCTTCATCCTTACTTAGTGAATTTAATTGAGGTCCCCAATGTGAAAGCACTTCACCCCCATTCGCAACAGCTCTTTCGAGTACTTGTTTAGCTGTTTCAGTGCCTTGCGACATGATATTTTCTAATTTTGACGGAATTGTCGCATAGCAAAATGGAATACCTAATTCTTCGGATAAATCTTGGAGCTGGTCAATATCAGCATTGGTATCATCAAACGTAATTGTTGCATAAAGCCCATCAAATTCTTTCCATGCAAAATCATTTTTAATTTGATTTTCAATTACTCGTTTTTTGATATTTTCGTGTTCAAAGATAGTTCCATCTTCTAATTCAGTAACTCTTTTCTCAATAATCGGATTTGATTTAACTATTCTAATCAAGCCAAAATATTCGAATACGAGTTCGCCTTTAGAAGTGTTAATGCTATTTACAATAGCTTTCACAGCATTAGCAGGAGCGGTAACCTCAACTGTTTCTTGAACCCATGCTTTTGAAAATGGTACATAGGAGATAGGACTGTCAGTATCATCAAACCAAAGCACAGCATGGCAATTACCACCACCATTTGCTGTATATCTGTATGTACCACCACCAATTATGTTATTTATAGTTAAGTGTCGTGCGGTTGATGTTTCGCCAGTATCGTTAACTCTTTTATCTGTATAAACCCAACCAACTTCCATTGTGTCATTTCCTATTTGATAAAATTCTGTGATTTCTTCAATTGCCGCTGCATCAATGTCAGTAACTTTTGCATCAATGTCAGTAACTTTTGCATCAATGTCAGTAACTTTTGCATAAGATTGCTTCTCAACAAGCATTTCTCCAAAACTATCCCATTTACTAACGCAGAGATATTTCACTCCTTCTGGAATTGTGATATATTCATCAAATTTTCTTTTTTCATGATTTGTGTCACTAGAGTCTGGGTATGTTGTAATCTTATTTTTATTGCTATCTCTTAAAGAATATAAAGACAGATGATAAGCATTGTAACCGACAATGTGATATTTTTCACCTACCTTGACTTCAATTTCTGTGTATGATGCATGTGAATCACTTTCTAAAGAACCATCTCTATTGTAGAACGCACCTTTCGTCCATAATGGTTCAAGATTATAATATTTATATCCTAATGAATCAACTAAATCTTCCGTTAGCTTACTTATCGCCTCTCCTGTCGCCTTTGCATCTGCAGCTTTACCTTCTTCGGATAAACCCTTATCTACACCATTACTGATGTTTTGCAAAGCATTTTCACCAGCTTCTTGTATTGCTTTAACCTGATCTGCACCTTTAGTCTCTATTATGGATGCCTGTGTACTTCCTGCAGTATTGACAGCCGTCACCTGTTGCGTTCCCTTGTCCGCGACTACTTTAATGGATGCAGTTTGCTGTGTTTTGACTGCATTAACCGCTGACACTCCAGCGGCACCTGCCGTACTCACTGCACTTGCCCCTGCACTCTTGACCTTGCCAACCTGCTCTGTTCCGGCGTCCTCTACATTTTTTATCTGCTTATTGCCTTCGCCCGTAACAGCCTGCACGGCATCACCCTGTTTCGCAGATACAGTATTAACTGCTGTCTGTCTTGCTTCTATGATTGCCGACTCTGCCGCAGACGTTTTCTCTGCAACATGTGTATCAAAGCCAGTTACCTGCGCGTTGATATTCTGTTCAGATTCCGCTGCCGCCGTTCTGGAGGCTTCTGCTGACTGTGCATACCCTGCCGCACTGTCCCGGCTTGCAGCAGCCTCCTCAGATGCTTCTTGCGTATCCTGCCACATCTGGCTCACATCTGCCTGTGCGGCTTCAACCTCCTGCTGAGACAGCTCTACGGCTGTTCTTGATGTTTCAACCTGTTTTGCCTTGTTGACTACATCATCATGCATTGCGATGTAGTCTGACGTTAATCCGCCCGGTAGGGCCAACATCTGCCAATGTTCTGTATTTTTACCCGGCTCCGGTGCGATTCCGGATGTAGTTTTTGCTAATTCGGCAAGACACACGTACGAGCCGCCTTTATAACTTACGGTATCAAGATACTCGTAAGACGTTTCGTCCGAATACTCTCCTCGCAGATTCAATGCAATATTGCCCAGATCAGTTTCAACATATGTATTTTCTGTCTGCATCTCATCACCTTCCTTTCTGCCTATAATGCTAACCTATATTTTAACCGGTTGCCTTCCCGGTGAAACCGCACCTTATCTACTGCAGGATCCGAATACATTTTTAGCCGACCTTTTACGACTGCAAAGCCTGCGAAATATACATTTCCTGTCTCGCCTTTCAGTTGTGTCTCTTTTTCTTTCACATAATCGTCAATCTGTCTTTTTCCTTCTTTGACCCGTCCTGGTACTTCTTTTGCTGCGTTTTTTGCTTCCGAAGCATAGTATGCAGCATTGTCGATATCTCGATCAGGATAGTCTGCGTGGCCATGTGCCCATGATTCCGCCTCTGCTGCCGCTCCGGTTGTAGTTGCTTTAGTCTCATCAAAATAATTCATAATCTGTTCATACAATGAAGGAGGCGGTTCCGGGATGTCCCCCTGCCGGTATCCTGACTCGTACAATTTAATTGTTACTGCGTTTGCAGTTATCATATCGCTCGCAACAACTGACACGGTAAAGGATGTGCTCGTAAGCACCTCGGCAGGAATCAAGCATGTATTCGTCTCTCCGAGCAAAATTGAAATTTGCTCATTGCCTTCATTATGAAACAATGCGATTTTGCTTACACCCGCCCAGTCTTCTGTTTTAAATTCGAATTCTGCATATAGATAATTTCTACTGTTACGGACGGGTACGAAAGTATCTGTCCTGGTAATAATCTGATTATTTACAACAAAGTGTAATACCGGCTGCATTTTCATCCCCCCTTCTATAAAATTCTTGGGATTAACATTAGTTCTAAATATGTTTTGCTAGTGATAACTTTAGAGTCTCCCTTTATTTCAAAATGTTGTTGTTCACCCGCATTAAGATTAAACCGTTGTATTTTCCCTTCTGAATATTTATATGCTACTGCGGTTCCGGGTCTATAATAATAATAGACTATCACCCCTTCCGGAATAATAATTGCTAACTTTCTTGAGGTCTTCACACTAAAAGTAGTGCTCTTTAAAACTGAAGAACTTAACGCAAAAGTCAAATCTATTATGTCAGTCAATCCTTTTATCTGCCCCCTTACTGCTGCTCCCGCAGTGTCATACGTTGTGCCATCTACACCGACTCTAATATCCGATACTTCTTTTGTAATATCTGGAATTTTTACTTTTCCGTCATAATCTAATATGTGTATAGTCGTATAAAGTGTTATCCACGTATCATCAAAATCGGCTTCTCCAGTGAAAGAAATCGTATCACCCTCATTTAAGCTAACAATAAAATTTGTAAATTCTTCGTCAGTCTCTCCCACTAAACTAATCATGTATTCGTTTTTTTGTACATCATTAATTTTTAACCTTGCATATTGTCTACCCGTGGACGCATTTACGCCGGTAACTTGAACTTTACAATCAAATGAATACAACCCACTTTTTTTAATCTGAATCTTTGAATCACTGGAAATTGTTATGAAATTTCCTAAATTTTCAGATTTAGAACTAATGTTTTTAAAAACATTTAAAGTTGTCTCTGCAGTAGATGCCTGCGCATCACTTTTACATGACATTAAAAAATTATCGGCTTTATATTCTACAACATTATCGGTAGTGTCCTTAACAAGATTATCAATTCTTTTACGCTCTGTATCTACATCTGATTTACGATCGGCTATTTCTCCATCGAGATTAGATGATATTTTATTTATTTCTCCCACTGTCGCCGCTACACTATCCGGATGCCCTGTCGCATCTTTATAGCATTGTTCTATCGCATCATGAATACTATCTCTTACTTCTTCTCCGTAAACGGCTTCTTTTATCTTTTTCAGATACTCATTTATAAGTCCCATCTTTTCTCCTTTCTACTCTATACGTTTCCACATATAACAAGTAATGTACGGCTGCATATTGTTGTGTGCATTACCGCCTCCTGCATTCTCCATCGTTGCACTTGCCGCATGGCTATGCGTTGCATCAATTTTAAATCCGTCTTTGTATTTTGTTGTTTTACTTGTACCACTCGGATAAAAAGCATTATCGTCACCTGAGGCGCTACATATGCCCGTTACCGTGTTTCCTGGACCCCAATCTGCTCCCTGTCCAGCAAAATTATGCACTGTACCTATAAGTTGTTTTTCTGTAATGTTAACTGTTGTAGAATGTTTGTGTGACGCTAATTCGTCTGTTGATAATTTATGTGTTTTTTCTCCACCGCTTTTCTCTACAGTTGAAAAGTCACTGTCAGATGTATCCACTCCCACAGGTACTCGACCAGTTCCCCAGGCTGCCCATGTGCCTCCGAAAAGTTTTTCCGGATTCGTGTCGTTTATGCTCATATAGATGCTACCGATGGGATAGATTGTGTCAAAGGTAATTCCCTGTGCTACCTTCATTGCCTCCACCGATTTGTCATAGGCTTCCTTTGAGGTTCCTTTAATCCCCTCCATGCTGCTTGCCACTGTCCGAATGTCACTTTTAAGGTTTGCATTGGAAGCCATCTTTTCTGATAACACTGATAAAGTTTTACCTAATGTGATTTTCGTATTTGCCGGATTTTCAAGATCTATCTCGTATTTACTGACAAGATAATAAGTTGATACATCACCAAGTGTACTAAGTAATCCATGATACTGCGATACGCAAGGAATGAAATCTCCCAGCCCGATAGAATCAATATCAACATCTACCATATGCAAATCTACCGCCGTCAGCTCGATAGTTATCGCAAGATTGATACTCTTTTTAAGATATTCCTGTGCTTTTTCTAAAAGGGTATTCGGGTCGGTAATATCCGAAAAATCTACTTTACTATATATCCAACCGTAAAGATTTACCGCCTCCTGGTTAAAAACATAATCCTTTCCATCGTGCCCGCTTGCCGTCTTTATAGTTACATTGTTTGCTCCAATTGGAATAATTGCTGTTTTAATATCTTCCGCCTTTACATACTTCTGAAAATCAAGAAGATTTTCTCCGAATCGGATTACCTGCGTACTGACTTTTCCGTATTGCTTCACATAATCAGGGTAACGAACATTATTTTCATAGCGCACCCTAAGATAACCTTCATATTTTTCAAGAAAATTCGTATTAATAAAATCCCAAGTAGTTTCATAGTTTGTCGCCAAAGTTTTGATTTCTACTGAATCAATATCAACAATTCCTATTTCAAACTGCTTTTCTTTTTCTACCTGAGAGTTATGCTCTTCCATCAAACGCTTGAAGATTGCAATATTAGTATCCGCTTTATGGATTTCTCCTGACTGGCTTCCATAAGTGTGTGGACGCTGAATTGTGTCAAGCAAATAAGATAACTCTCCTTCGCATGTAATCCGACCAGTATATTCAAAGTCTCGCTGATCAGTAATGGAACGGCCACAATATAGCAATCTTGAAGCCTCCCCACTATCTGATATGTCAACATCATATACTTTCAATCGAGATTTCAATTTCTTTATATCGTTTACATGAGGATGAGAAGGGAGTATGCCGAACTCAAAACTCCCTGTCTTATTAAGTTCAAGAGAGATTTTGGGTGTTATAAGCTGATACTCCTCGTCTCTCACATCATGCAGCGTTTTATCATCACAATAAATGCGATACATTACAGCAGCCCTCCTCTATAATCGACCGAAATAGTAGCCTTTCCAGAAAAAGTAAGGATATTTTCCCCTTCTTTGATACAAATACCAAAAACTTTGTTTTTGCCAGATGAAAGATTATAAGTTACTCCTTCGTAAGATACCTGTATAGCTGCATCACAGGAGATCACCGGCACAATTCTTTTTCTTCTGCCTGGTATTACAAGTTTATATGTACCATCCACAACAATATCTTTATAATTTCGGATGATGCCCGTTCTAAAATTAAAAGTATCCCATTCCCAATTTTCAAGACTAGAAAACTTTTCGTATTTATACGGGTCAACGCTCCCAGACAAGGTAAGAGTTCCTTCTACCCTGTCTGATTTTTCGACTTCAACATTTAGCCTTCCAATATAATAAAAATCCGGGTCATTATCCAGGATTATCTTATATTTTCTTCCGGCCAAGTAATTTGCTATCTCAGAGATTCTAACGCTCCAGTCATAATAATCCTGTTCGGGAGTTTCAAATTCAAGAGTGAGGGTTCTGGTCTTATATTTCACATCCCCTCCAGTAAGAGATTCCGTAAAATCTAACACCCCGTCCATTCCCGGAATATCCTGCTCATACGTTTTTGCTTCTGGAAAACCAAGAGTAATTTTTGTCCAACCAAGTCCCCAGTCCTTAAGGGTATGTTTGTTTCCAATCTGCACACCTAAGCTTCCTCTGTACATTTTAAACGCCCCCTCTTGCTTTTCTAGTTGCCATATTTCCTAAGTACGCATCAATATAAGGCACCGAAGTTCTCGCTATCTCCCGTCCATCAAGATTAGTCACAAGCTCAATCTTTTCTGGTCCATTGTAAATTGTCTGACCTGCATCTCCTGCCAGTGCCGCTGTAAGCTGCGGCTGAATACTTGCAGATACTTTTGATACCTGTCTCGATAATGCAGCCTGTGTTCGGTCTGCAATATCTGGAAGAGATACTTTTAAGTTTGCCTTTGCAAAACGCTCTGCAAGGGTCTCTGATACATTTTCAACCTGACGGTAAAGTCGCGGAGCTTCTGCTTCATGTCCCTTTTCGGCTCCTTGTATGTTATAAACACCAATCCGCTTAAATACCCTTGATGGAGATTTTATTTTCAGCTGTTTTTTTGCAGTCTTTACAAGGTTTGCACAGATTTTCTTCATTGCTTTAGAGAGATTTCTTGACTCACTATCCATTCCTGCAGTAAGTCCTTTCGCAATATTTGTTCCAATCTGGTTCATCTCTTTTTGCAAATCCTGCGTTGCTTTTTTTAACTTTGTCTCGTATTCTTTTTGAATCTTAGCAAAATCATCAGCAAAGAAGTTGTTTGAAAAAGTTTTTGAAGAGGAATAGATTGCATTCCAATCATTTAAGTACGCTTTCTGCTCCGCTGATGTCATTCCTCTAAACCAATCCATGTAAGCTGTCGCTTCATCCACGTTCATTCCTAAGATTTTATCCATCATAGACTGTGGTATTTTGTTCTCAAGGGCTTTCAGATTTGTCTGATACCGTTTGATGTCCGCAATATTTTGTTTCAAGTCATAGACATTTCCCCAAGACTGCTGTTTTTCCGTGAGAGTGTCCATCCTATTCTTGATATCGTTATACTTTGCCTGATAGGTTTCTGATAATTCCTGTATCTTCTTTTCTGCAATCTTAGTAATACGGGAAGCTTCCTTTTCAAAGGCATCATTATATGCTGCAGCCGCCTTTTCGCCAGACGTTTTAAGCTGTGATTCCTGTTTCTTGTCTGCAGCTTTCATCCGCTTAAGCCTTTTCCTTAATGCGGCTTTTCTCTTCTTGTTTGCCTTTTTGCTTCCTAGCTTATCAATTTTACTTTGAAGTGCCTCTTCTTTCTTCTGATTGGCATTAGATAGACTTTCCTGCTGCTGATCAATAATTTCCTGTATTGTTTCAGAAGAACGAGACTTTGATGTACTCAGCGATGTAGATAATCCAGACAGCAGATTGCTTCCTATTTCAGAATATTTTCCGCTTTTAGAAGCATTTTGTGCCGCACTAAGTGCTTCGTTCACAACACTTTCCATTTCTCCGACAAGCTCGCTTTTAGATTCTCTTACACCTTTTGCAATACCTTTCGGGATATTCTTTCCGATAATGTTCTTGAACTTCCGAGAAGGAGAATGAATATCAAGCTCATCCGCAGAAGCTGTTAGAGCTGAGGCACACATTAATCTTGATGCATTAACTACAGAATCGGTATTATCCTTGATGCCAGCTGCCATGCCGAGAGGTAGGTATTTACCGACCTCATTTTTCATCACCCTGGATGGTGATTTAATCTTAGCTGCAGCTTTCGCAGCCGCTACGGCCGCTCTTACCGCACTTCTGGCCGCTGCCGTTACAAATTGAGTTCCTGAATGAATACCAGATGCGATACCGGCAGCCATATTTCTTCCGGCTGATACAAAGCCGGCTTTTCCGGAACTTGCACCTGTCTTTGCAGAAGTAGATAGCGTTTTTCCTGCTTTTTGAGCCGCTCCTTTTTTGGATGCTACGCCAGAAATATATGACTTAGCATTTTTACTACCTGCAGATTTCCACTGCGAAGTTGTAGAAGCCGCACTGGTTGCTCCGCCTTTTCCAATCTCTTTTCCTGTCTTCTTTACAGTATTCTTTGCTTTTTCGCCTTCTGTTTTATATGCGCCATAGGTCTGTTTAGCCGCTGCTGTATTGTTAGTACCTTTTAACTTACTATTTTTCTTAATCTCTTTGTTGCTTTTATCCGTATCTTTTGCAGTACTCTTTGCTTTCTGACTCACTGTATTAAGCGATGAAGTATAAGCTGAGGTATTTATCCCTTTAATCTTGCCATTTCCAATATCTTCAACATTCTTCTTAATCTTAGCCATTTTTTCTTCAGAACCGCTAAGCAGTTGATTTATTGCCTCATCAACACTGATTTTGCCTTGCATGATACTTTGAGCTAGTTCTTCCGGAATTTCTTTTCCAGAAATGCCAGCTTTTTCTGCTGCACTGCTAAAATCCAGAAGCGTGTTCATCTGATTAATCGCTGATTGAAAGTTTATCGAGCCATCTGAAATACCCTGCAATAAATACTGAGGAATTTCTATTCCGGCTTCCTGTGCCTGTTGAATCAATCCGTCAAGATTAATAAGCCTTTTTAAACCGTCACCCGTAGTTGGAGCTTTATAGTTTCCAGCTTTAATGTTTTCTAATACTGTCTCTGGAATTTTCTTTGCTTTTATTCCGGCATCTTTCGCAAGTTTGTCTAAATTAGAAAGAAAATCACTATAATTTGTCTGGGTTGTAAATTTATCAGAATATGTTGTGAGTTCTTTGTTGGCTGCATTAAGATTCTTTTCTGATTTATCAAGAGCCTTCTCTGTTGTTTGCAGGCTCTTCTCATATTTCATTAAATCTTCTGCGGCTTTAGCTAACTCTTTATTTCCACTTCCAAGTCCCTTTTCTTTTTCAAGCTTATCAAATTTTTCTTGCGCTGCATTCTTCTTTTCAAGTGCTTCCGTATACTTCTCTGTCGCATTCTGATTAGCCACCTCAGCCTCTGCAACTTTTTCTGCTGCACTTTCCATTCCTGACTGATATGCCTTTGCCATTGCTTGCTCTTTTAAAGCTTGAATGTTTCTTTTGATTGCCGCAGTGGATTGATTCAGCTTATCTTTCTGCTCGTCATATTGTAAATTCAAATCCGGTAAGATATCATTTAACTGCTGTACTGTACTTTTTATCTGCTGTTTTGTTCCAGCATCCTTTTCCTGTACGCCAATCAGACTCTTCAATTTAGAGAGAAGATTATCTGCCTGAACCCCTTGTGTCTTTACATCTTTCGCATTATCTTTATTGACATTATGCATGGAGCGAATAGAACTTGCTACTTCATCCTGTTCCTTTTTCAATTTCTTGCAAGACTGTGCAAACTTGTCTGCTTCAGTTGTACTTTTTTTCTGTGTTAAAGTATAAGCAACCATTCCGGCCGTTAATGCTCCACCAGCAACAACTGCTAATGCAATAGGATTCGCCAATACACCAATCGCTCCAGAAAGAAGCCCTGTTGCTGTAGTGGCTGCCAATGCTTCTCCTGTGAACAACTTCACAACTGTTCCAAGAATCGTCATTCCCGTGCTTGCGCCAGCCATAGCAACTTGCGTCTCCGCAAAAGCAGTAGAAATCGTCTTTACGACCGTATACCCCTTAACAACCGTCAACAAGCTAGCTGCTACTGGAAGTACAGTCTGAATATTTTCACCGGCAAACTGCGCTGCTCCTCCAAGAACTTTTAAACCACCAGCACCAACAGCCTTTGCAGTAGTACCTAAGTTTTTCACAGTCGTAATCGTTTCTTCTGGGATAATCGCTTCAATGCCGTTGTCTTTTATCGTGGTCGACAAACTCCTAATCTCTGTCGCGGCAGCTCTAACAGCTTTCTTAGCAGGATTCTTGATATTATCATATAATTCGATTCCTGCCGACTCTGCAGCAGAGCCTAATTCATATAATGCCCCCTGTAGGTTATCATTCATGATATCGGCCTGATCCTGTGCCGCTCCAGATGCATTATCAATCGCTTTTGATAAATTATCAAAATCTGACTCGCTTGCATTTATGATTGCAAGCAATCCAGACATTGCTTCCTGGCCGCCAAGTGCTGCCGCTGCCGCTGACTGCTCGTCCTTTGGAAGCCCCTGCAATGAATCCCTCATGTTTTCCATTACCTCCATGAGTGATTTCATAGAACCATCGGAATTTTTAATAGAAATTCCATAGTCTTCCATTGCGTTCGCGCAATCTTTTGGTGGTTTTGCCAAACGTGTAAGAATACTTCTTAAGGATGTACCAGCCTGAGAAGATTTAATTCCGGCATTTCCCATCAAACCAATAGCCTGTGCTAAATCTTCTATGTTATAACCTAATGCTCCGGCAACAGGTGCCGCATATTTAAATGTTTCACCCATCATTGCCACATTTGTGTTAGAACTGCTTGCCGCTGTTGCTAATACATCCGCAAAGTGAGCACTATCACTTGCCTTTAATCCCATAGCTGTGAGGGCATCTGTCACAATATCAGAAACCGTTCCAAGATCTTCACCAGAAGCCGCTGCCAAGTTCATGACACCAGGAAGACCATCAATCATCTGCTGTGAATTCCATCCAGCCATAGCCATATACTTAAGTCCTTCTGAAGCTTGCGTAGCAGAGAACTTTGTTGTAGCCCCCATTTCTTTCGCCTTGTTCGTTAATGCTTCTAAATCTTTTCTGGAAGCACCAGAGATTGCCTGCACTTCACTCATTCCAGCTTCAAAAGACTTACCAGCATTAATAGCTGCCGTACCGGCGGCAACTGCTCCAGCACCAGTAGCAGCCGTAATCGTACTTACAACACTTTTTATCTTACTGCCTGCACCAGTCCAATACTGTGTAGCCTTTTCAGAAGATTCTTTATAAGGCTTGCTTGGATCAGACTCTGGTTTACTGGATTCTCTGGTCTTTTTCCGTTCCTTATACTGTTTTTTCTCTTCTTCTGTTACTCTTTTACTTGATTTCTTTACTTCTTCTTCTGCCTTTTTTGCAGAATCAATCACCTGTTTACTCGCAGAACTGGCTGTATTTTTTACTTCCTGTCCTGCCTGCTTTGCAGAGTTTTCTGTCTGTTTAGAGACCTGCTTTGCAGAAGCTTCAATCTGCTTTACTGACTGCTTAACAGAACTTTCTGCTTTCTTTGCGGCCTGTGCAGTGTCTTTTTCAAGGCTTTTGCTTAAACTATCAAGCTCCTTTTCTGCTTTTTCAGAATTAAGCTCAACTTCAATCTCAATATGTCCATCCGCAGACATAACTAAACCTCCTATAAACTTCGTCTGCGTCTGTCATCCATGTTCACACTGCACGTTCCTTAGGGCTGCAGCTCCATCCCTTATAAAATTCCTGTCAGATCACCATCACCAAGAAGTGCCTGCGTGATCTTGTCCTGTCTTTCTCTTTCTTCCTCTGAAATGTCTTCCGGAAGTTGGTACAACCGCTTCATCCGGTTGTAAAATGCTTTCTGTTCTTTCTCCATTCCTTTCGTATCGATTACGCGATACATTATAATCTTGCTTATCATACAGTCCTCAGAAAGAGCAGAAAAAAGAGCAGAGAACTTCCACCAGTGAAGTTCCTGCTCTGCTAAATCAATATGATATTGTTCAAAGAAAGCTGCATAAATATAATCTGCATCATAGTTATAATCATAAATCTTTTTTCCGCTGCCCGACTTTTTCGACTTCTTTTTATCAATGTTTTCTTTTCCACATTCATAGAACCACAGCATCTCATTGATTGCTCCGTTGATGTTATTCGGAATCTCTGAATAGTAAAGTTCTAAGCCATCTTTATACTTTGCAAGTAGTTCGGCTGTTTCTCTGTCCATTTCCTTATCCAACAAACAAAACTCGTTTGCAAATTCTTTCTGTTTCTCTGTAAGTTCTTTTTTCTGCATCAATATTTCAAATTGAATCGAAGTTCGGAAATCAGAGTTTATCTTATATAATTTTCCATCTACCTCAACTTGCTCTGGCGGCTTGTCCATTAAGATATTCATAATTATGCAAAGAGACCTTTACTTGCGGCTTCTCCATATTCTTTAACCTGTGCGTTGTTTAAACGTGTCAGCTTCTGCGTTGCCGCTACACGTTCTCCCAGGTCATATCCTTTAAACATCTTCTCGGCGGCTCCTTCTCCTAATATAGTATCAAGAAAAGCATCAATAATTTTGCATTCTGCAATAATATCATCCGCACTAAGAAGATTCCCTACTCCTACAACATCTTTTTCATAGTCTTCAAGTGCTTTTGCTGTTTTTGTTGCTTCGGGAATAAATTTTCTTGTTGTCTCTGCTTCCAATGCCGAGAAATAAAACTTCTCTCCATTCCACTGAAATGTCTTATTCATGCTGCCTTCTCCTTTCCTATGCTTTTGGTGTGAAAGTCTTTGTTTCCGTATTAAATGTACCTTCTACTGGGTCACCTTTATCGTGAAGTGTACCTTCTACCTGCAGTTCTCCGTCATTATCTGCAAAAGAGGAAATTTCCACTGCAGTATTAAAACACCTTGCCTCAAAAGTATTTTCTTTTGATTCTGCTGGTTTATCTAAATCAACACGCACTAAAGAACGTTCCGCATCTCTTCCCGTCTTTCTTAACTTTCCAATAGATACAAAATCCTCAATTACCTTTTCTGAAAGAATCTGGTCCGCTGTAAACGGATGCGTTCCTTCATAAGATGTAATAGAGGAAGTAGAGGATTTATCATTGATATACTTCTTTGAAGAAGTCTGTGCCCCCGGCTCTTCATCTAATTTTTCAAAACCTGTGCCGGCTAACTCATAAGCTTCTCCAACTTCGATATATGCCGCTTCCTGGTATCTCTGTTTTACTTCTTTACTTGTATTCGCCATTATCTTCTAGCCTCCTGTTTATAAATAATCCTGCACTGTATCTGATACTTTGCCTTGTCAAGTTCCGTATCAAACACATAGCCGCATGTGATTGCTTCAATTTTTTTAATTGTCTTGCCGGCATCCAATTCCGGAAAATCTCCTGCCTCAGATACCTCTTCTAACCAGTCTGAAAAATGTTCATAGAATCCGATATTATCAAGATTCTGACGCACTTCTTCTGTGTACAGCTCCCGACTGGAAAAATTAAAAAGACACTGCCGCGTTGTATTCCCGGCAATGTCTCTCTTAGTAACCTGCTGTCCTGGAACAGAATCAATCGAATAGCTCGTGCTATCCTTTCCAAGTCTGTCTACGGAAAGGCTCTTATAATATTCATCAAGATACGGGCATTTCTTTACAATCTCCCGCACCGCTTCCATTACCATCATTTTGCTTTTCCTCCAATATAATCAGCCACACTCTGGGTAATCTCCTGGCCTCTGTCTGCCCACATTCGCTTATCCCATTCTCTTCCTCTTAAGCCATCGCCTTTATGCTCATAATACTGTCTACGAGCGTAAGGAGTAACATATTCGATAGAATTTTCATGTTCTACGGCTGTATTTTTAAGCGGACCATTAAGGAACGGAACATAAGGGTCTGTCTTGCGCCTTACCTCGCTTACCATATACCTCTGTGCCTGCCCGCCTTTTCCAAGCTTTCTTTTTGCCAATATTGCACTAGCAGGGTCTAACCGAACCTTTACCCTCATTCTGCTGTCACCTTCCAATGCTGCATCGTAGGGCTTCCGTTATCGTTAGTTTCTATAACAGCAATTACCCTTACGCTGCCATACTTATTTTTAAGGTGTTCCACATCTTTCTGCTTTGTAAGTTCGTCTGTGACAACCCCTTTAACAATAATATCCTCTGGAGCAAGTGTGAAGAATTTATCCTTTTCCTGCTCTGAATTAAAATTAACCGGAGAACAATATTTTTTCTCTGTATCAATCAGAAACGGAATATACACCTCTGCTACATCGGCACTTACTACTCCAGTATCAGATGGCAGGACCTTTGTTGCATCCTGCCAGTTCACTCCTTTAAGTACTGTCCGGTAATATTTATTGCTTCCTTCGTCTCTGTCATAGACTTTATTATAAATCGTCACAGAAGCGTTAGTGATCATTAGAAACACCCCCTATATAACAATCCGGTCGTGGCAAGGTAAGGATATGCTGCAGCATATTGTTTTTTACGAAGAACTTTTTCTTTAATCTGACCGTCTGCCTGCTCTGTTACATAAGAAACTGACAACTTTCCAACCGTTTCAGACTTCTTTTCCCCTTCCGTAGAGCTTTCAGCTTTATAAATAACTTCCGCAACTGCGCAGGCTGCAGCTTTCACTTCCTCTGGAATATTGTTTTCATCCACTCTTGAAAAAGTAATCGCCTTAATATATGTGCTTGCCCTTGTGATCACACGCTGGAACTGCTCGTTTGGGATAATATTACCGCCGTACTCTGTCATGTAAAATGCAAGGTCTGCATATCTTACCATGAAGTCACCGCCTATCCTCTCGAAATGATTCTTGCAATCGGGATTGCCTTATGTTTGATTGTCTTTTTTGCAGAACCAGCTTTACCATTGTTTACAAGTTCCCAGTTTGTTCCGTTCGCAAGTTCATCATCCGTAGGAGATTTTGCTGCCATAGATTTTCTTGTGAAGGAGATTCCATAAGGTGCAAATACTTTTCTCTGTCTCATGTAAAGGGTATCTTCGCCGCCGTGTTTCTTTGGGTCACGATACATTTCATATGGTACTTTTGCCCCAATATCCTCATAGTCAAAAGCTCCATCGCCAAGGACAAAAGTTGTGTATTTCGTGTATGCTGCAGCATAATCACTCTGTCCTTTTACTCCGCTTTCTGGAACATCTTCTGTTGGCATAGAATCATCAATTAAAACTAAGCGGCCATTCCATGTTGCAAGGGTTAATTCTCTCTCAACTCCATTTGCATCTGTCTGTGTCATGTATTTTAATAGCTTCAGATTTTCAAGATTGGTTGCCACCGTACTATGCATGATAGCCATCGTGAATTTAGACTTATTGTCTCCGGCCGCTTTCTGAATCGCAGTATTTAATGTATCTGCCTGCACAACATTTTTGATATTACCATCCTTATCCGTTGCGGTTACTCCTGTAATATCTGTAGTATGTTCATCAACAAATGCCTTGTCCTCTTTTCCTGTCATTGCAAAGATTCCTGTTAAAATCTTTGTCAGGGTTAACTGGTCAAGGTCTGCTTTATAATCGCTTACCTGTGCCGCTACATTATCCATGAAGCTGACACCGCCTGTTACATCCTCGGAGAAGTCACGCTCTGTCCAGCCTTTCATACGGCCAATAACGACAACCCCTCTTTCAAATGTCTCTGTTCCTTCGGATTCAAGGTCTGTTTCACCATCATAGTTCTGTGCAGTACCACCAATAAGTCCATGCATTGGAAGAACTGCATAAACGGTTCCTGTCTGAGAATTAAAGGTACGCTTGATATCCTGATTGCCTTTTAAAGCTTTTGATTTAATCAGTTCGTTTCTCTTTAAGTTCGGAATCCTCTCTGTATAGGCTCCAAAAGCCTGAGGATTAAAACTTTTTGAATCAAATTTCTCTCCTGCCATTTTCTACTCCTTTTTTAAATCTCTGCTCCCGGATTCTGTGCCATATAGTCACACAATTCGGTATATGTCATTTCGCTCGGTTTCTTTCCTCCGACGCTGCCAGAACCACCGTTTGTCCCTTTTACAAACTCTGGTGCCGGCTCATCGTTTTCAAACAGATAATCATTATCTGCCTTAATCTGAGCAAGCTGCTCATCCAGTCCAACAATTTTTCCATCGTTGAATTTCAGTCCATCCATATCGAGAAGTGCTTTGACAGCTTTGGCATTCTTGGCTTTTGCTCCAGTTAATGCTGCGGATAATACATAATCAAATTTCATCTGGGAAATCTGTTTATCCGCATCGGCCTTTGCCTTTTCTGCCGTCTCTTTCCATTCATCCGCTGCTTTTTTAATTCCATCAATATCCATGTCTTTAAACTTCTGGATTTCGGTATTGGCATCGTTTACCTGTGTTTCAAGAGATTCTGCCTTTAACTTATAGCTGTCTCTTTCCTGGATAACTTTTTCTGCTTTTTTCTGTTCTACTGCAATGTCTTTTCCGTTCTCAGCCATAATCTTATCAATCACTTCCTGGGAAAGATTAAGGCTCTTTAAAAATTCTGTTTTCATGTTTCCTGCTCCTTTCGTATTAGGTTGTTTTAGGCGTGTAACCGACCGCCACGAACCGACTGTTTAAGGTCTCATCTTCTGACCAATATCCAGTTTAACCCTGCTGGTGGGAGATATTTGGATCACCTCCTATTCTTCTGTGTGACATGTATTTGTTAATTTTCCATACACATCTTCGTAAAGTTCCTGTTTGTCTCCGTTATAGGTATATTCGGCATAGATGCCGTCACCCGAAATTGTTGTTGATGCAAGACACTTGTAATTTTGTAATGTCTTACAAGACCAGACAATATATACATTACTGAGGTCAATCTCTACACACGCTTTGTTTTTGCGATACCATTCAACCAATTTTCTTTTGCACACCGATTCAAAGTGTGCCATTCCTGTGATGATCATGTCTTTCTCCTTTCTTGTGCCGGCGCAATTAAATTGTTAAGTCTACATTCTCCATTACTGCTCTTGCTTCAAGTACCGCCATGTAATCTGCCATAGCTTTAAGCTGCATATTGTAAGTGCTGCGTGGGCAGGTAGGTTCAAAGGCAAGTGTTCCTTCGTCCCATTTCTTAAGCATTTTTCTTAATCCATCAAAGCGAATCTCTAACTGCTTATATTCTGCTTTGAAACGCTCTTTGTAGTCTTCACTTATCATACCTACCGCCGTTGCTGGAAGCTTATTCTCATCGTATTCTCTATAAGCTTCCTCAAATGCATATGCCGGAGACCAGCTTACATATCCATCGCTATACTTCACAAGATAGCCTGCGTCCTCTGGATTTTCGTCCACTGGAATCTGCCAACCTCTGTAATTATTGTAATCCCCTCTTGTCATTGGTCTTGCTTCAATTACTTTTGTTCCAACATACTTTTTCATGTTCTCTTACCTTCCTTTTCTTAAAAATGAGTATAAAAATAACACGTCCGATATATCGAACGTGCTAAAATTCAAATTTATTATTATTTCTGTTGTCCTTCTACCTTGTCTTTAATCAACTGATACCATCCATTATTTTCATTATCAAAATGTGGACAATTATAATCTTTTGCATTCAAATACTTCTTTGGTATTTTTCCGTATGCTTTGCACACCGTCAAATCATCATTTTCATCGAAATCAGACTTTTTACAAGCATCACACAGCGGTATCGGACTAACAACCCTTGCCATACCTGGAAAATCTTCAAAGCTTGGTCCCACTTCGCCTTCACAACGATTTCCATCTTCATCATAATAATAACATTTTTCTGTCATAGGATTGCCTCCGCTTTCATGTAATACCTTCCATTTTCTTTTTTGATATCTTTGATTATATACCGGAAGCCTCTCTTAAACAATACCTCTTGCTGATATTTATATTTTTTAGTTGCTAAACTTTCTATATATAGGCAGCCTCTGTATCCTTTTGGTACTTCTATTTCCAGATGTACATTTCTTCCTCTATACTGAAGGTCTCTAAAAGATGTTGAAGTATATCCAACATTTGTTAATATCTTTCCTTTCAGCATTCGCATATTCTTATCAGAATACTCAAACCCTTTCGGAAATGCATTCAAGAACTCTGGTATCGTATCTCGATGAACGATCATCTTATGCTCAGTGACTCCCTTATCCAATGCAGAGTCCAATAAGTTCATATACTCCCACTCTTTTTCAATCATTTGCGACTTGCCGGAATACAGTGCCCGGTTTACCCGGTGAGCGGCAAAGCCTGTATATCTTTGCACTGCCAATCTTTCCTCATCCGACAACTTATCAAGCTGCTTCGCCATCTGCATCTTAGATATATGTCTTTTACTTGCCCATACCGCTTTCTGTGCAACGCTTTTATTAAATCCAACGATATTTCCTTCTGAGTCCAATACTGCATGAACTTGTGTCCTTGCAGACTCATATCTTCTTCCGGTTTGCCTGCAAAATTTTTTAAGAGATTTCTCCTGCTTTTTTAACTCTGCCGACTCACTTTCAAACCTATTTGTCAGCTCTGCTTTTAATGTATTACTATCTGTATTTTTTATTCCAGCATCATATCCTGTAAGTTTTCTTTTTGTTGCTCTTATCTTTCTTTCCTGTGAACGCTGCATCTGACTCAACTCATACTCTGTATATTTTTTACCATTGTACTCGTACTTTCTGGCACTATAATCGTCAAGCATTTCCTGTGAATAAGCTGGTGCAGATATTCCAGGAAAGAACGCATGAAAATTGTGCCGACAGTTCCAGCCGCAAAGCCCCGCACCAGTTCCATATCCGGTACTTTCATAAAATGGAGGATATCTGCTATCTTTTCCAGAAACACAAAAGACTTTTCCTTGCCACACTGCATGAGTTGGTCTTGCTCCTGAGTGGGCGGTTGTTTCTACATGATCACAGCCAGACTCTTTGACATATTGAAGATTCATTTCTGCTGCCGACTGATTTACCCCAGTTAGAACGGCTCTCCTTACTGCTACGTCTAACTTATCTACATGCCCGGATGGATATAAAACCTCGGTTCCTTGCATCGCTGCTTCCTTAATTGCATCCGCAATCGCTTTATCATAACTAAAAGCCCCGGTCTGTACTTTCATCATTGCTTTATTGCAAGCGGTTATGTAAGCACTTTGCGTTTTAACAGCCGTTGTTAAAGTAAGATTATTAATCTCTTCTTTTGTCTTTCTTAGATTTGCTGCAAGAATCTTCTGCATCGTTTCTGACTGATGAAGTTTTATCTCTTTTTCACCTGCAGCTTTATAAATAACTGCTTCATTCTTAAGATTTCTTACTCCCGCTTCCCCAAAAACTCTTTCTACTTCTGTATTCATATATCCAGAAACCTGCGAAACACGCTTTAGAACATCTTTATACAGAAGCCCCGCTCCCTGCAAAATTTCTGCTTGTCGTCTTGAAATTTCCGTTATTTCTCCGGTTTTTACAAGACGTTTTGATATATCTGCTATAATCGCTGTGCCTAAGGCATCAACCAGGGCAAGTAGCTGATCTGAAAATTTTTCAAGGTATTCCGGCTCTAGCATAAAACACCACCTATTCTTCTGCTATCTGAAAACGTTCATCCTGCTGCGGCATCATTTTCAAAGCTTCCTCTTCTGACACACCATACTTGGCTGCAACGTATAATTCTTTTCGGATAAAGCCGGCAACCGCATCCTGCTGCATACTGGCAAGTTCCTGTTCTTTATCAATTACGATAGAATCATCCCAGTCAAAGCTCATCTCGTATTTCTTTCTGCCAGAAAGTCCAGAAAGTTGAGCCATGACATCCATAGCATATACTAACTGTTCTAATGCAGTCTGTAATGACTTCTGGATATCGGATACCGTACTATAGGAACGCTGTTTACTTGCTTTAATCTCTTCCGCAGTCTTATCAACGGTATTTGGGTCACTTAATGTCCCGTAAGCAAGCCCTACATTAAACTCTATCCTGCGAAGAATCGCATTAAATCCATTAATAAGGTTCTCATCACGAATAGCCGGTGCAAACACTTTGTATTTCTCGGCATTATCATCAAGGTCCATCATCCTAAATAGTCTATCCTTACCCTTTGGAAACTCATAATTTCCCTTATCATCCTTTTTAAACAAGGTAATGTCTGCATCAATCGCAAGCTCCGAACCCTCAAACTCCCAAAGGAGTCTTGTCCACTGATTGTCCGCCTCTTTAATGTCATTGATAGCTCTGGAATATACAGAAACACCAAGAGGTGATGTATCATCCACATTGTTCGCATTAGGAATCTTGAAATAGGCAAACAGTGGCATCTTTACATTCTTAAGCGTAACTTCTTCCTGCAGATTAGCCCATTCCGGTACAGCAGTAAGAGGAACTTCTTTCCCCAAAACCTCAACATTATCAAGATCCTGTTTCACAAAAGCTTTGTTGTTTATGTGATACATTGTGCCTTCGTGTTGATGATACTCCAGTCTGGTATATACCTTTTTCCCTACCGTTAAGCTCTCAGCGAATACCGCTGCCGTAACTTCTCCTCTGGAATTAAACTTCGTAGGGAAGAACCTGTCCGCCTGAACCATATCTACCTCTATATGCCCTTCTGATGCATAAGGTTTCATTGCTAACCCGCCCTTAGCACAGGCATATTCTGTATATTTACGGATGTCACTAACAACTGCCTGGTACTCTTCGTTAATGAAGTCATTCCCTGTAACTTCTGTTTTCAGTTCCAGTGTAACAAGTCTTGCGAACTCTCCGGCAATAGCAGCAGGCAATCCACAAAGCTTTATATTCTTTTCCTTCCAGGGCGGCTCATTTTTATACATCTTAGCCCAGAGATCAATCCCATTCGCCATTTTGTCAGATACCGCTACCTCAACCCCGATGGCATCTTTTATTTTTTCTCTTCCAAGCATCTTTCTAATCACCTGCCCTATTCTTTCGATAAATTCTTTTATCATCTATCTCAACTCCATTTTCGTTCCCGTCTTATGATGGTATAAGCAAAATATCGTGCAGCATCCATGCAGTGATCGAACTGCTTTACTGGCTTATCCTCACCCCGTTCAATTGCCTTTTCATCCCAGATATAAGAACCAAATTCTTTAATCGTTTCCTTGCAATCTTTAGAAAATAATAAAGCTCCCAGATTAAGAAGATTTCCAACAAAACGTATCCCATCAAGAACATCGTTCTTTGCCTTCTTAACCTTGAAGCCCCTTTTTTTAAGCTCTGCAATAAAGGAAGCTGCGGCCGGATCTACAATGATTGATTCTATTTCAATCCCACTGACGAACTCTTCCATATCATCCGCATACTCACCATCTGTTTTCTGTTCCGCTTCATCTCTTCCAGAATAGTAATATTCTTTTGTAACAACCCACTGCCCTTTTCGGTTCTTCTCCCAGAGTAAAAAAACAGTTGCATTCTGGGTACCGTAATCAACACTTACATACTTCCTACCGACATAGCTCTGCGGCTCTGATATGACGTGCTTTTCTTCACTGAACATATCATAGATAATACCTTCCGCTACAGCCCAAAGGCCTAAGATATACCGTTTATAAAACACACCGGTATACATGGAGCGGTATCTCTTCTTAATCCGCTCCGATAGGCTGAGGTTATCATCCATCGTGAAATGAAGATATACTATCTTCTTTTTTTCTGCTTTATCAATCCAATCAGTTTTAAACCAATGATACGGACCATCCGGATTGCAGTTAAACCAGTATTTCGAACCATCTACAGAACATCGTCCTGTTGCCTGATTCACAAAAGATTCTGGCATCAGGGCAACTTCATCAAAAAAGACCCCGGCCAGGGTGATTCCCTGGATGAGGTCCTGTGAACTTTCATCTTTCCCGCCGAAGATATAGAAATAATTCTCTTTCCCTTTTCTTTTCACGATAACTAAATTATCAGAGCGGTGGTCTTCTACGCGATAACCTCGGCTTATCAGCATCAATTTCAGCCAGAAGAGTACGTTTCTCCGAAAGGAGCCGATAGTTTTGCCACACATGCCAAAGTTCTGTCTGTCGAAGGATTCCATTGCCCAGATGGCAAAGGAAAGGCACATAGAGATTGTTTTTCCTGATCGGATAGCTCCATCTGCTATGATTCCATCCATGTCATGAACTGGTGACTCTGGCATTCACCAGGTAAGGATTTTCTTTTGCTTTTTTGAGAACGGCTTAAATTTGAATGCTGCTTTCTTTATTCTTCTTGCCATGTTTCTTTAATCCCTCCTTTCAGCGCTTCTAGGAATCCATCGTCTTCGGTTTCTTCCTCAGATGTTCCAGACATAATCTCCGTCTTCGCCCTGATCTGCTCAATCCTGGCCTTCTGTTCCTCTGTTGCAAGCTCGTAATTGCTATGCAGCAGTTCATCATATTGCTTTATCAAGGACCTTAATTCTCCCTGTGCCCTTGCCTGTGCTTTTAAAAATGTTGCCTGTTTATCCCATGCTTCCTGTACCTCCCACTTCTCGCCTATAAGCTTACCCTTTGATTTTTTCTCTTCGACTTTCTCGATTGTCTTATCCTCGTGGTCCTTTACATACATGATCTGCTGTGCTCTTACGATGGCTGCATAAGCAATCTGTATATTCTCCCAGAGAATATCAAGAGGATTTTTCTTCTCGATGTCCTGGATAATAGAAAAGGTTTCTTCCGGAAGATACTTCGAGAAGAAACCATGCTTTTCTGCGTTTTTATTACTGGGCTGTCCGCCCTTCTTTTTATCCGAACGTTCGCTATTTTTATCCGAACGTTCGCTATCCCATTTATATGTGCTTTTCCATCGTCTAACTGTTCCTTCTGGAAGACTTAGTTGACTTGCAATCTCAACTAATTTCAATCCTTTCAGGTATAGTTCTTTTGCCTGAATTATTCTTTCGTCCGGCTTTCTCGGCATCATCACCACCTCTTTATTCGTTTTGGAAATATCCCCTCCAGGAATCGAACCTGGGACATTGCTTTATGCTCTACCACTGAGCTAAGGGGATAAGAAAAGCACCCCGAAGGGTGCTCCAAACTATTTATTTTTAATTATTTTCTCTATTATTTTTTTCACGCTATTTGCAGCCTCATCATTTTCAGCAACCATGCTTGTTACAAAACAATGTGCAATAAATTCTGAAATATCTTCATCAAAGTCGTGTTGCATTTTATATTTATTATAAATATATATTATTTCATCATTTTTGTATAATTCTAATTGGGTTTCTATCGCATGTGCAAATTCATGTATAAAAACATATTGCAGATGATTCTTATGACAAATATCTTCCAAATCCCACTTTTTAATCAATACATCGTCTGGTATGCCTCCCTTTCCAAACATGTTAAAGTGACTCATTTCTCCCCACTTATCTGAATTAATTACAATTTTTCCTGTATCTTTATCATTATAACAATACATTGCAACTGTATTTTCATCTATATTTTCTTCAACAGAAGATGAATCACATAACATTTCGATATTAATCTGAGGATACTTGCTCATTAAATAATAAAATAATACACGAATTTTTTTAATACTTGCTTTAGGTGGGTAGGGTTTGTTTAATCCAAACAAAATTTTTGTTTTTCTTCCGTCTTCCAAATCCCATGTTTCATCCATATTTTTTACTTTAAACATTTTTCACCTCTGTACTTTTAATCAATTTTTTGTTCTTTGCCAAAAAAAGCACTCTTTTGAGTGCTTTTAAATTATATTTTAATTCGGCGTAGAACGTCGATGTCCACTAACTTTAGTTCCATCACTGCGTACATACGGTTTAACTACTACAATTTTCTTATCTTGTTTTCCTCTTACACTGCTTTTAGTTTTTGACATCTTCTATTATACCCCTTTCAAAAGTATTATAGAAGTATATCCAGCTGGTAAATATACCCCTTTCTTAATTAATCAGTTATGTTTATTATCCGGCTCTGGCCCTGGGCCAACCCAGATTCTGAAGGCTCTTTTACCATAAGTCTTAGCATAAATTCTTTTGCCATCCTTTGTGGTAATGTATGCACGAAAAATATACATACTATCCCCTCCTTTCTTCAAGTTTTACTTGAAAAAGGAATGCCACAATGATATAATTTAATTGTTCAGAAAAAATTATATAACCAGCTGATTGTGACATCACTTTCAGCAAATAGCTAAGTATATTATATGCTTGGCTATTTTTCTATGTAAAGGATTTTTCCTTAACATCAATATTTATGTAATTCTTTATATTGAATTGTGGCTGCCTGACGCGACATAACGCATTGAGTTGCCATTTCTTCAATAGACATATCTTTGACTAAGTCAGCTGGAGCCAACAGTTCTGCTGCAAAAGTATTAGCTTGCCATTCTGGATTTTGATATACAGGAATATCCCCTCTTGCATAAGATATATTTTCTGGTTGATGAAGTATATAATGCCCTAATTCATGACATAGTGTAAATCTGTCTCTAGGATTATCATGAATTGCCCCCTCATATACATCACTCCTAATTCTCATAATATTACGGGAAGTATTTGTAGTTCCGTAAGTATCCTCCATTTCAAAAGGTTCCACAACTTCAAACTCCATTCCCATATTATTTTCCGGATTAGCTAAAACCCATTCAATAAACTGAACAATCGGGAAATATGGATTCTCATCACATCCTGTTATTTTTCTCAATTCAAAGGCTAAGTTTCTTATCTTTTTTCTTGATAGTGGCATGGCCGCTATGTTCATTAAAGATCGCCATCCTTTCGTAAAAGATCCTTTATCTTTCGCTTATCAAGTTGATTAAATTTTCGCGCAAATGATAACATCATCATTCGGTCATCATCTGACATAGAACTAATGTCAATGCTATCATAATTTTGAGCTTCGAAAATACCCTTTTTTAATTCTTTTGTTTGCGCCTCATTCAAATCATACTTTTGAATTAATAAATCTTCCCAATCTTTAGGCGGTTTCTTCTTTCCATTTTCTACTTTTGATAAAAATGCTGATGAAACCCCTAGCTTCTTTGCCATATCATAAAGCAACTCATCATTGTCGATTCGTAACTTTCGGCAAAACTTACCAAAATTATTCACCATCACTTATCCTCCTCACCTTTAGGGATTTCCGACCCTCATCCTTATATTAACCTATTTTGGGAAATTCGTCAAGGGATTTGGGGTTAATTTTTTAAACTTTTCAAAAGCAATTTCATCCACTTTTTGTATATAAGAAAAACGCCCCACGTTATGCGGAGCGCTTTCTTGGCATTTCTCATCTCACAAGAGATAATCTTCACAAAGGAGAAACAATCAATGAATCTTTAAAATTTATCTTCTTGTTTCATTTTATAATTTAGCATACTTTTTCGTAACATGTGTAACATTCGTAACAAACTTTCATTTTTCTTCGAAAAATCTTTTAAGTTCCATCTTTAACCCTCCGGAGGTACTGCCTTTCATCCGATCGGCTACTTCTTCCCATGTAAGTTTTTTCTCATATCGGAAGCGGATAATTCTCTGGATACGGATTGGTGCCTGGTTAATGACTTCTAATGCCTGCAGTCTGACGCTGTTTGCTTTTTCTCTCCGATTAGAAAGAATATCTTTTTCTTTCACTAAACGTTCATTACGTTTCTCATCATACGCAAGTCCTTCGATGTTAAAGGACTGTTGTGTATATGGATGCTCATTCATGCTGCCTTTTACCTTGTCAGAAGTGACTACAGACTGTTTCTGTTCAAGCTCTGCAATATCATCCTCCGTCTCTCTGACTAACTCGCAGGCATCTACATAATCATTGAGAACCTGTTTTATGTTCAAGATAACCACCTCCTGCTATCTATAAATTTTGCCTGTTTTCTTATCTCTGAGTTTAATTCGTCCAAATACTTCAAATTCATCTATTGCCGCTACTGCTTTCATAGCATTAATTGTTCTTGTTACCGAATCCGGCGGCTTATCCGCTGCCTTAATCGCATCATGTGCTGTTTTGTCTTTGTAGTGTTCGTGATTTCGTGTATCCATCCTACCACCTCACTTGTTAAGTATGTAAAATACAAATCCTGTATAAATTAATGCTACTCCAATCCAAGTTGTCTAAGCATCTCTCTTTTAAAAGTGCTAAAACGGCAGATTATTGTACCTTCCATTTTTACTTTGCACCAACTGCACTTTCTGCAACTATACATTCCTTCTGAGAAGTAGCATTTCTTGAAATCTTCTTCCATTTCCTCAGATACATGCAATCTAATTTCTACATGTGGTGCAGGAAAAATTTTAATTGTTTTTGCTTTCTTCATTTTATCGTCCCTTTCTTTTACTTTACAAATAAACTGGTTATTATTTCTTGTGTATAATGGTTTTTTGTCAAGTATCTCTTATTTTTCATGTTATTTTGTAAATTTCCGCTTATATATGCTCATGCAACTCCGGTGGTCCGAACGACTGAGGCTCCAGCTCCATCAAAGCATTATATCTCTCAACATGTTCATCTGGTGTAATCTCATCGTTCATAAGCTCCTGCTCCAATTTATTGTATTCAGCATCTATCCTCTCTTTAAACTCCTGACGGCTTATCTTCCCTTCGATAAGCATTTGTTCTAATATTTTGTATTCGTGACTCATAATTTACTTCTTCCTCTTATTCACCTGTTTCGTATGCTCCGCCACTCTCTTACAGCCAGCTTTTCATCTCTGGTAAGCCTTACCCTGCCGACATGGCTGCTGCATTCCCTCGCACCTGTCCTTTTCGATGCATTTTGTACACGGATTTATCATAATCTCTCGCCTTTCGAATTCTTCATAAAATCGCCTAATATCCAATCTCCCCATGCTGGTTTTTCTTTATTATCTTTCGGTCTGTATGGCTCCGGCAGTCTCATCCATGCGATAACACTATCTCCATCATCCCATTGACCATTTTCAAAATAATTGGTACTTGCGAACGGTTCTTTCTGTCCAACTAATCCCCCGTCAAATGTCACTATATATAATCCATCCCTTTCTGGTAATTTTTCTGTTACTGGTATCCATTTATTCATTCTTCCTCCTCGATATATTCCATCTGGCTTGCAGAAACTTCAAAGGCCACTTTATCAACTACCTTACCTTCTCCAATTTGTTTCTGATATTCTCTGCTCTGAATACGTCCCCATAACTGGATTCTACTTCCCACTGTAAGGTTTCCTGCATATCTCGCATTCCTTCCCCAACATATGCACGGAATATAATCAGACTTGCCATAAGCCCTGTTTACAGCCAATAACACATCTGCAATTTCTCTTCCAAGAGGTGTTGTTCTATAGACAGGTTCTTTGCAAATATATCCATCAAGGAAAATCGTATTTGGATTTCGATTCTCTATACTGTCGATGAATTCAAGTTCCATCACGAATAAGGATAAAATCAGATGACTTCGATTGCCTTCTTGTTTGTTATACGAACGGAACTGTCCACGAGCTTCCAAAAACTGACCTATATGCGATTCACTCACATCAATAAGCCGTTCTGATACAAGCAACGGAATAATATCACTTGAGTGACTAAGTCTGCTCACTTTTAACTTCACAAAATAAAATCCTTCGCCAAAAACTTCATGGCTAAATTCAAAATCAGAGATAATTTCTCCTGCAACTACTGCCTGGTTATTTAATTTTTTTTCTGTCATGTTTACTCCTTCTTTCTTTTACAGATTTTTTGTTTTCTCTTCTTGCTCTATGCATTCTGTATTTGTCCATTCAGTAATTTCCAATGGGTCAATATACTCTCTACACTTCGGACATCTTGGAAACATATTTTTTCTATACGATTCTTCCATCTCACGGAATACTCTACTCTTACGCATTCTTTTTAACTCTTTATTTGCTTCTTCTGAATAAACTTTCGCTTTTTCTTTTAATCTTTTAGTTTCTTCTCTTAATTGCTCATGATATCCGGCTATTGACAACATTGCCTCAAACGGATCAACGACCGCTCCGCAATCTCTGCATATAATAATTCGATTTTCAACGCTAAGTTCGTAATGTGGAGGATTGCATCTGCATATCTTCTTCATTCCTTTATTGATTCTTAACAAGTCAAAGCAAATAGGTTCTTCTTTCTCCATCCTTTTTCCTTTCTCCTCCGGAATAAATCCGGAGGTCAATGACATATAGCTCCGATCGGTATCATGGAGCGGTCAACAAGTTGCTGTGTAATGTGAAAATCCTCTAAGGAGGCGTGTCCAGCTTTAAATTAATGAGGCTTCGTTTTTTTCTTTTTCATTTCCGAAAATTTCGTTGATTGCCTTATTAAGTGCATTATATGTAGTTGCATAAGTCTCAATAGTCTTCATGTCCTCATAACTATCAAAGGCACATTCTGTTTCGTTTTTCAGCATCGATAAAAAGTTTGTAGCGGTCTCCTTATCGTGTATTTTAAGAGTTATACATGATTTGTCTTTTTCACAAAGAACATCAATTTTCTTTCCCATGATTTACTTCTCCTTTACCGTTTTCTATATTGTTTTCGCTCTATCTCTGCAATGGCCTGATCATATTCTTGCGGAGTAAGCTCTCTTAAACGTGTTTTTCCATGATAATTGAGCCAGCCTTTAATATTAATATTGTTTGCTTTCATGTACCTGTGCAATGCTTCTGCCTGCTCATATGTTATTGTTTGTTCAGCTCTCGCCGCTTCTCGGTAGTATTCATTTGAATCTGGGTCTTTCGCATCATCAAGAAGGAACATTCCGCTCAAAGCGTATTTTCTTGCATAACTGGAAACCGCTCCCGTTACCTGGGATTCATCCATCTTTTTTTTTGTTTCCTGCTCCCTGGCAAAGGCCTCTGTTTTTATGCTCTCGCCAGACTCTATATCAAATAATTCGGCTACTGCCTTGATATATGTTCTGTTTCCTGATTGCACTACTTCGTCACTAAGTGTCAGCACAAGACCCTCCACATCTAAAAGAGGCTTGACTGCCTTACATATTCCTTCGGCGCTTCGATAATTGAATCCTCCGAAATCATTTTTCAAATCCTTTGGCACTTTCAATTCTTTTTGTAATCGTGCTAACTTTTTTAATATTTTAGTTCCCATACGTTTTTCTCCTTTTGTTTTTAAAAAACTGCTTCTGCAGATTCTTGCATAGTCTCTTCTAAAAATCTGCTCTGTCGTACCTCATCCAGGCGGCGTCTAATATTTATATCCGGCAATTCTATAACGCTTGATCTGGTAGCGATCATATCCGTATAATGCTGATTTTCTGACAGCCGCTCTATATTCACCGAGGAAATATAAATGCACGGTCTGTAGTACTTTGCGCGGTAATCAACTAAATCTCTGATTACACCTTTTTCCCATTCGGTCTGCTTTTCTCCAAGATCATCTAAGATTAATAGTGTGCAGCCATCAATCTCTCTTTTCTTAAGCGTCTTCTCATCGCTCTTTTCTTTTAACAGCTCTGTATACTCTTTAGCGGTAGTGTATTTTACAGAAACATCACGATTGCGTTTCATAACTTCGTTCGCTGTGATGCATCCAAGAAGGGTTTTTCCGCTCCCTACGCTTCTGGATGTTATGTAAAGCCCCTGTCCGTTTCTCCGGAACTTTTCAAAGCTCACGATAAAGGCATTTAATATCTTTTTTTGCAATACCAGGTCCGCATCATATAATTTCCAATTGAACTCTTTTGCACTCTTGCCCATATTTTCTTTTGGCATCAAACTGCGATAGGAGCGGTTTTTATAGTTTTCTGCTGAAACCGCTTTGTCGTCAATCCAGTAGGTTACCGGTGCAGTGTATCCCGGCATCATAAGTTCCATCATCACTCCGTCTGCCTGTTCCGTGTTGATTTCCTTTGCCGAAACGACGATACATTCTATCTGCCCAGCTTGAGTATTCAGTGGAAATATGCTCCCCTTCTTCGGTATCTCCATCTTGCACCTCCTCACTTACCTGCATATTCTTGATATCCTTGATATCTTGCACACCATGCGGCTGTTTGTTCTCTTCCTGTTTCTGCTCATCAAGGTACATCTCAATTTGAGCCCTGTCTTCTGCAGACAATTCTTCCCGTTCTCTTTTTTGATTACCCTGATTGATTTTCCTCTTCTCATCCTCATCAAGGTCATAAAAACTCAGCCAGTTTTTCAAAATAGCCTTGTCGATGATAGCTACAGCAAGTTCCTCATCGCCCCTTGATAATTCTTTGAGTTTATTCACGAGCATAGATATTGCTCTGTCGGTAGCGGGCTTCTTGATTGACTTACGCATTTTCAAAAAGTCTTCGAAGGCTGCATTGATTTTTTCACTTGTGAACCAACTATCCTTTTTCTTCTTCTTGTTTTTATTATTTATATTTTTATTATTGTTTTTTATATATGTCGGTACACCGTTGTACCCACTCTCTGGTACATCGCTGTTCCTGCCTGTCGGTACACCGTTGTACCCACTCTCTGGTACATCGCTGTTCCCACTTGTTGACACGTCTGATTCGTTATTAAGCTGTTTTTGCATGAGATCAAAAAGGACCTCTTCATTGACTACAAAATAATTTCTTGCTGGCAGCCCTTTCTTTTTGACTACGATAATTTCAGTCTCTTTCAAAACCTTCATGCACTTATCATATTCTCGGCGCGGAAGACCTGTATTGAACATCAGCTTCTCTCTACTTGCATAGAATTCTTTTCCGTCTGTCTTATCGCTGTACTCCAAAAGCGCACCGAAAAGAACGGCCGGGCAAGTTCCTATTGCCCGGGCCAATATTTTGTTATACATAAACCAATTGCCGTTTTGCAAAAGCGACATTTTTAAATTAGCTATTGCCATGATGTCCCCTCTTTCTCATATCCATCGCGATTAACTCTGCCAAAGCTGCCTTGCGTCTCAGTAGTAGAAACGATGTAGGCTCCTGTTCTAGAGCCGATTCATTTTGGCTATATTTTTTCAGTAAAAAATTAATTATCATGTTTCTCACCTGCCAAAATTTCAAGGTGTGCAATGCACTTATCATAGTTCGCTTTTTGTTCTTCATGCGATGAAATGAATATATTAAACTGACCAAACCATTCTTTTTCTGTATTAAACTCGCCTACCATAGTAAGTATGCTAATACTGGAATTACCATAGGTAAAAACGACATGATTTCCTGCCTGCTGTGCTGCGTATACCTTCTCTATCAAAAACTTGATAGCTTCTAAGTTCAAAGTCTTTTCTTTCTCGTTCATAATTTTCTCCTTTTCTTTTCCTCTATCATGAGGTATACTTTAAGTGATTTATTTGCTATGTGCCCATTGGGAGTTGCCGCTCCCGCAGGCACATTTTTTTATTTTGATTCTGCCTTTTGTAGACATTTCTCGATATCTTCCCCTTCGTATGTAAGCAAAAACTGTTCTAAAGCTTCTGGTCTCACTTTAATACTGCCGATTCTGATACTTGGCAGCAGTCCCGAGTTAACCAGGCGGTAAGCCATGTTGGTGTTAATTCTTAACTCTCTGGCTACTTCTCTTACTGTCAGGAGCATACACATCACCTCTTTTCTCTTTCTATTCTTGACTTTCCACGATTTCTCCAATATTCTATATCTATAGAACATTATCAATTCAAATACAGAAGAAAGGAATTTTTCTAATGATTCTGCAAATATCAACTTTATTAAATAGCCAATTACCGAACATCAATTTTTCAAAATTAATTGACACTTTTCTCAATCCTTCTGTTACGTTTATCATTGGTATTTTGACAGTTTTACTTACTCGTAATGCCAACCAATCTTCAACTGCTAGAGAAAGACTGGATAAAGTCTATCATCCTCTCTTTATATCCATCGAACCCCTTTTGTACAAATCTGTAAATTATGATGATGTCTCTTCTTTTTTAGATAAATATTATGAGTTAGAAGAAAAATACTCTCTTTTACTCACTCCAAGATTGCGTCAATTAATTCGAAATCTCCCTAAACAAAAAACTCCTTATAGTAAAGTGGAAGATTATAATCCCTGGTTTGAAATTTGCAAATACATTTCAAAAGATTATGATAAACTTTGTAGACAAGCTCATCTTCCTGTTAGAAGCATTTCCTATAGACTATTTTATGGGCAATATTCCTCTAAACTTTCTATGGTTTTCATGGCAATTTATCTATCAATGCCCGCTATTATCTTTGCCACTTTACTGTTAGTATTTGTTTTTCCTAGATTATTAGTTATTTTTTATATTTTTTTGTTTATGTTTCTATTTGATACAGCCCTTAAAAGTTTGTAAAAATACAATCACATCAAGAATTAGAATTTTGCTTTTTATCTCAGGATACTTAATACACAGGTATCCTGAGATAGAGCTAATCATAAGAATGTATAAAATAACTGCTATCATCATTTTGTACCTTTCCCCCTCCTATCCTGCTTTCTCAGCCATCTTTGTCTCATTCTTTGTTTCCTCGGTAAGCAACATACCGTTGATTATACCAATCACAAACATCTGTTTATCGTCTGGCAAATCGTTGATTCTTTTCACCATGTTGCGATAACGTTCTCTTTTTAACTGTTTCATATTTTCACCTCACTTTGTTCATCTGATGTACATATAGTAGCATATTAAATGTACATTGTCAATATATTTTTGTTGACTAAATGTACATTTAATGTTATCTTTATTTTAGAAGGGAGGAACATTAACATGACTTTATCTGAAAGAATTAAAGAAGTTCGTACAAGTTCTGGAGACACACAAACAAAATTTGCGGAGAAACTTTCTATTTCTCGCTCTGCTGTGTCCAAAATTGAAAGTGGTGAAAATACACCATCTAGCCAGACCATTGCATTAATTTGCAAAATTTATAATATAAATTACCAATGGCTTGTAAATGGTAATGGAGAAATGTTTAAAGAAAATGATATTGATGCGCAAGCGGCAGTTGATGAATTAATGACTGGAGATAATGAATTTGCTAAAAATATTCTTGTAAAACTTGCAAGACTCAGCGAGGAACGTTGGAAGCAAATAGAAGAAATTTTAGATGAATTAGAGCTGAAGTAAAAGGGCCGGGGATTAAACCCCGGCTTTTTCTTGAAGATATAAACGTTCTATAAATTCATAGATTCTCTTATCTGTTTCTTCGGATTCAATCCTAGCCCAAAGCTTATTCCCCTCCTTCTTATAATTTATCTCTTTGCTCTCCCTGTTCCCTTTCTTCATTATGTATGCTCCTTTCTTGCGAAAGTATGTTCGATTTTATTCTATTATATAACTCGAACATATTTTCGTCAATATGTAATTCCTAGAATTAAATTCCCCATCAATAGTAGTATGTCAGAATAGCCATTCAAATATTTTTCTGCTTTACCTCCTTAAATTAATGCAACATATTTCCTCAAATGACCTCTTTGATTCTGAAATTTATCTGATTATAACAGATTTTAAAATTGGACGATTTTTCTGTAGAAGTTTTTTTGTCATTTTTATCGGTTTGTATAGTAAGGATAATTTTCTCTATTATTCTTCCAAATTTTGTGTACTTATTTCATATTTTGTTGTATAATTTTACTTGTAACTATTTGATTTTTTCATTAATACATAAAAAGGAGTAAGAAATTATGAAAAAGAAAAAGATAATACCTGCAATAATCATTCTTTTGATAGTTATTGTTGCAGGTTCTTGTTTCTGGTATTTCCAGTACAAAAAGCCACATGATGAAGCTGTTGCTAATTTCAATAAGGCAGTTTCCGCTTTAAAAGAAAGTAATAAGCCATTAGACGAGGCAGTATCTTCTCTCAAATCTGTAATTGATTCAAAAGAAGAACCTCTGGATCCAGCAACACTCACCACAGCAAAAGGTAAATTATCGGATGCTAAAAAATCTGAAATGAAAGTTCCAGAAATGCCAAAGAAGACAAATGATATTAATGAAGCAACTAAAAAAATATCTACCATTCCGGATTATTCAAATATTATAGCTGCTCTTTCTGAGGCACAGACTAATTTGGAAAATAGCATCAAACAGCTTAAACAGGTAACAAATCCCTCGGAAGATTTTGTAGTGGAACGTTTGAAACAGATTAAGAGTATTTCCGGAGTTGAAGCCGTTACCGAAAAAACAGATACTAATAGGCTTTTAAATAAAAACGGTGGATATACCGCTTGTGTGTATTTCTCAAGTAAGAAAGTAAAACAGGATTATGTTTATGGTAATACCATTGCTGAAAAGGGAACAGAGGGCGGTGGAGCTATTGAAGTCTTTGCTTCTGCCAAGGATGCAAAGAAACGAGAATCTTATCTTGCTTCTTTTGATGGAAATGGCATGATGGATTCAGGCTCTCACATTGTTCTTGGTACTGTTTTGATTAGAACATCAAGTCAATTGACTGCTACACAGCAGAAAAAACTTACAGAGCAGATTTCGAATAAATTTACAGAATTACAATAAATAAATTTGAAAGAGGAAAACTTATGAAAAAAATTTTGGGATTACTACTTGCTATGATTTTAGCAATTGGAATGTGTGGATGTTCTTCTGGAACTTCTTCGGTTAAAGAATATAATATTGACGAATTTCTTCCAACTTACAGGAAAATACTTAGTTCTATCGAAGAAAAAACTCAATACTGGAGTGAAGACGAGCTTCAGTCTTCCAAATATACTGAACTTGTTAAAAAGGAAGCAGAGTCTGGTGGATTTTCTTTAAATCAAACTATTATCATCAGGGGAAAGGTTGATACGACCTACCCTTCATTCTTGTTTATAAGTACCAGTAAAAACTCCAACGAAGATACAGAATCCGATGATTATGAAGATTTTGAACCTGATTCTGAAAATGCAGACTTTGATTCTACAACATTTATGTGCCTTTTTTCGGAAAACCCTAACTCACCTGCACTATTAGAACCTGGTAGTAATGTAGCAATCGAGGGAACTCTTTTTGCGGAAAAGAAAGATGAGGAAAAAGGTACAAAATATATATCCGAATACCTTTCAGACTGCAAAATCAAATCCCCTGATATAAGTAAAGTTAAATTTACCGATAATGTAACTGATGCTATAGCGGTTGATGGTTCAGAGCGGATTATGGGAACTGTAAATTCCATAGAGGAAATAACCGCATCTGATGATGACAAAGAGGAGTATCTAGAAAGCGTAGATACCTCTTCTGATGAGTATAATTATGCATCCGCATACAGATTCGCTAATTATGTAATATATCTTAATAACGGCCCCGGCAACACGTTACCTTGTTTTATAAATACTACCGAAGACCTTCTTCCAAAAGAAGGAGATAAAATAAGTTTAATTGGCGAACATTTTTCATACGATTACTCTGATTATATCAATGCTGAAAATTCTGCTATTTACATCTTTAAATAATTTTACATCTCTTTACATAACAGAGCAGCTCATCCGCTGCTCTTTTCTTTTTTGTAGTCAGCTTTCTGACTAAATACGCATTTTTCAGTATACTGACTAAAAAAATCACGCATGGAAGTTTCTGGAAACCTCCCCTCTTATAGGATATAACATGGTTTATAGTGCAAATACCTTCGGATTTCACTAAAAAATATGCGTTTTTGTGCAAAAAACCTACCCCAAGACTGGTTTTCCCTATCCTGAAACCTCCTGAGGCACCTTTTTGCTTGATTCGCATTTTTATATTGCACATATGTTCTGTACGCTGTATAATAATCCTATAAATAAAAAAATCCGGTACTGACAATACCGGATTTCTAGTAACCTATCAACCAGGATGGCTGATAATCTTTACATCACTTAGATTATACCACGCATCCTGCATTTTGCATAGGGTGTATTTTTTATACCCTTTTTTCGAAAGGATGATTTTC